TTAACTGAATTGTATAAGTAGCATCGGGTGTAGGGGCTACTACAATGTTTTGTTCGTCCCATAAGCTATAGTATTTAGGTACTCCAGTAGCTTCTGTAGGATTAAATTCCGACATAAAACTTGTATCTCTATATTGTAAAAAATCTCTGTTGTTTGGTTGAGAACTTCCATCTGAATCAATAATTTGAGCAGATCTAACAATTAATAAACCTGCAGGTCTTGAAATAAATCTATCTGAAGTAATTAAGTTAGCTGTTGCATATCTTCTGTTGTTATCTGAATCAACTTCTCTAAGAATTTTAAATTCTGCATTTTCTATAAATCCATTACAAATAGTATCAGTTAAAACATTTGAATCTACTTCTGTGTAGTCTCTAATTTTTTGTACTAATTCTGTGTATGTCATGCTCTATCATTAACAGGTCCAGCTAAACATTGGAACCCGCCTCCCGTTTCTATGCTACTTGCAGCACTGATTAAATTAAAAGTAAAACTGTTAAATTCTGTAACAGTTGAAGGTTGTCCCGCTTGTGCTACTACTGTTGGAACCATCGTTACTGCGTAAGCACCGTAAACTTTTGCTCCACTGGAGTGTTCACCTGCGGGTGTGTTTTTGGGAGTCTGTCCTCTAAAAGGAGCAGCTGTTCCTCGAACACAATTCGATAAGACGTTTGCTGAATTACCATTGTAGTAAATAGTTTCAGTTTCATATAATCCAGATGTTGCATTTATTTTTTCAATTGCAATATATCCTTGACTAGGAAAAGCAGAAGAGACAGTTAAAGTAATAGAGGTATCTGTTGCTGTAATATTTCCGTTTAAAGTAGTCTCTAATTCTAAAGTAGAAATTGCAACTCCTCCCACAGGACTTTTAACATCATAGAATCTTATAAAGTCTCCATTTTGATAACCACTAAAAGGAAAGCTAACAGAAACTTGAGTAGAAGCATTAGTCATCGTAAAAGGATTAGTCGGTAAAAAATCTGTAGTTGGAAATTCTGTTCTTGCCGGTCTTGGATGTGGTAATCCTTGTGGATCAGCAGTGTAGGGTTTAGGTTCCAACTGAGGTTGTTTTGGTTCATATTCAGAAGTATGAACTCTTGCACCATTCCATTCCTTAACCATTTCTCTGTAAGGATATGCTAAACCTGATCGATCTGAAATAAATTTTGCGTATCTTCCTTTTGATAAATTTCCCATAATTATATACTCGGATAATAAGTTTTAGGTGAAATGTAGACACTAGCAGAAGAACCATCTTCTTCTAAAGCTCTAGCCAATTCATCTTCATAAATTAATTTTGTTTCTTGTATTCTTGGTTGTGCGTACTTCATAGATAGATAATAAGTTAAACCCGCAACCATGCAAGGTACAAATCTATAAGGTACATCTGTTGCATTAGTGTAAGCACCTGCATCTTGAATTCTTTTTTCATAATAAAAATTAATAACATCACCATTTTGAGAAGCGCCTGGCGTTAAATAAACAGTGATTAAAATGTGATCAATAAATCTTTGAACAAAGTATTGTGAGGGTTGTCCTGTAGCTGTTTTATTAGACAATGCCTGATATTGAGACCTATTTATTTTTTCTAAAGGCGAATCTACATTAGAGTTATTTCTGTACGAACACTCTAAAATTTCTGTAGCTTGATTTACAAAGTTAGTAACAGTATCTCCGCTTGAATGAGTAGCTGCAGTAGTTCCATTGACTCCACGTGTTACTCCCGTGAGCTCTAAATCACTAAACCCAGTGTAAGAAATATTTTCAGATCCTACGTTGATAGTACCTGTGGTTGGCATGTTATCTATAGAAGCTAACGTAATTCCTGTGGTAGCTGTTGTGGAGGTAATAGCTGCTGACAATGTAGATGTCACTCCATTAGAATTACCATCAGACGTTGCTCTAAAAATTTTATATTCGTTTTGACCATTTACTAAAGTAATATTAGTATTAGCTACTTCCCAAAAATGAAGACCTCTATTACCCCATTCCTGGAACATTATGTTTAACGATCTTCGAGCGGTTTTTAAATTATAGCCGCTCATGTCAAATTGACCAAGTCTGTTATAAGACTCTTCAATTATCTCGTCGATCGAAAACGTTTTGTCAAACGTTGTAGTGCCAGAAGTAGTATTGGCCATTTAATTACCCTGCTGTTAAACCTGCACCAGAAAATTTATCTGTTAATAATGTGTAAGCTGCAACGTTAGTTTTAGTTTTACAAAAAATTCCTTTTGGAAATAAAATTCCATCTTCTGGGAATGTAAAATTAATTACATCTCCATTTGGAACATCACCAATAAATAATGTAGTTCCAGTATTTGAAGTTGTTGTAAGCTCTAAAACACCAGCACCAACACCATCATTAGCAATAATAATACCTCGTAGTCTTATTGGTTGCGAAATGATAGCTGCAGCTCCTGCTGCGGCCGTGGATCTAGTTGCTTGTATATCACCTTTGCTTGCCATGTTTAATCTCCTTAAAATTTATATGTGGGGCCGAAGCCCCACATTAATTATTTATTACGCTGCAAATGCAAACGCACCAGTAACAGCTGCTGCTGCACCAGTGAATTCAGTTGCAATGTGCCATGTACCGTCTTCAAAACACATAAAAGCAATTTTGCTTCCAGTTGTAAACAAGTTTGTAGCTGCGTTAGCTGGTGTGTAAACTAATTGTGTTTCACCTGCTGTTGAAGTATCAAAAGTTACTTCATTAGCTGCTCTTGATTCAATTAAAGAACCTGTAGCAAAAACATCAGATCCTGCTGCATCAAAAGTTAAAGTCAAAACTCCGCCCGCTGTGTCTTTAGCTTGAACGTAAACTGCGATCGCACCTCTAGTTGCTGCTGGTAATGCTACAGCACATGCTGCTGCACCTGTGTAATTTACAGTTGCGATAATTCCATCAGCGATAGAAATATTTGCTGCTGTTGCTGTGTCAGCTAATAACAAACCAGTTAAGTCAGGCATACCTGAACTCATTCTAGTTGTAACTGCACCTGTTGTTGCGTTTTTTGTAGCCATTTGAAAGCCACCTTCAGAACGTACTGGTCCTGAAAAAGTAGTATTTGCCATATTATTATCCTCCTAGTTATTTGAATATCGTTTCTAGGCCATCGACTATACGCGTCGATATTCAATTTATGTATAGTGTATTTTTTATATACTAGTTTTTAATAGAGTGCAAGAGAGCCTGTAATGTGAATTGAATTTATTCAACGATGTAGCTTTTTTATTAAGTAGCTACTGAAACTTCTGGAGCTGCACCTTCTATGGTGTTTTGCTTGTGAGCAATCGCTGCTTCTTCCAGCTTGATCTTTGTGATGACTTCTTTAACTTTGTCATCAATTCTGACCATTTCAAGAGTGTATCTACCATTAGACAGATGCTCCTGTTCCCACTTCAACTCCAAGGACCTTTTTGCTTTGTATAGGTCTTGTATCATCTATAACCTCTTCAAAAGTTATTCTATTTTTCTTGTCGTCATAACTAACTCCAAGATCTTCCCATTTTATACTTTTATCTCCTAGTTTGTCAAGTATAGCATTTTCTACACTTTTAGCATTATCTTCAGCTAACACAGTAAATTTAGCGTGATGATTATAGGCCCAAATATTAATGAAAAGTTTTTTCATGAGTTTTTCTTTCTTATTTTGTAATTGAGGCGGGATTGTGTCCCGCCTCAAAATTATCTATTAACTTACTCCAGGAGAACCGAAGATTCCTCTAAAGTCAGACACACCAAATTGGTATCTTTCTCTAGCTTTAAATCTTAAGTTTCCAGTGTCGAAGTCACCTTCCATAGCTGTTTTGATTGGTGTTCTAACGAAATGTTTCATTCCGTTTGGAACATCAGTGATAAGGAAGAACGCGTTTGGATCAGTTAAGAAATTGTTCACTCTGTAACCTTGAGGAACCATTCCCATTGATCTAACTGCGTTGATATCATTATCAGCAGTTTGAACTCTGCCTTCTGATTTCATCAATCTTTCAGCTTGAAATTGTAGCGCAGAAGGAACAATCATTTTTGTTGCTTTCGCTGCAATTTTTAAACCTCTTTCATCAGTAAACGCTGCAATGTCAATAAGAGATTGCTCTAATGAAGTTTCGTTTAAGTCCGCTGCTGTAGATAGAGTGTTTGCCACTGTACCAGCAATAGTTGGGTGATTAGTTGCAAATAAATTGCTACCATCTCCAGAAGTGAAACCACCTCCAAAACCATTAATCAAAGGATTAACAGCTTTAACTTGCTTAGTATTTGCCATACTTCTAGCTAACGCTTTAGTGTATCTGCTTGACAGTCTGTCATACAGGTTATCTTCCACCGCTTCCTCAGTAATAGCGAAGGCAAGAGCCACAGTTTCCATAGTGTATCTTGCAGTGTAAGTTTCTTGAGCATTGTCAAAAACTACACCTGAACCTTCAGGTTTTACTTGAGCATTAGCGAATCCAGATAACATAACTTCCTCTTCGAAAGCTCTGTCTGAAGTTTCTGTCGCGTAGATCTCAGCATGTTGGTTTTCGTATCTTTTGTATTCCAAGCCGAACAGTGCGTTCAAACCTGGCTCTAGTTCTTTAACTAGTTGTCCTCGTGATATAGCCATAATTTAATCTCCTATTCTGCTATTATACTCCAGCTGTACCTTTTAAGAAGTGCTCATTGATCATTACAACAAAGTTAACATGCGATGCAGTTAAATCATTGTTCTTAATGTCTTTTGAAACTCCAACTACTCTTAGCTGTCCACTAGCTGTCGACGTAGTCGAGTCATCTAGTTCAACACCTGAAAGGTAATCGTGAGAACTTCCTGCTGCATAAGTGATGTCATAATTCATGAAAACATCAGTTTGTGCAGAAGCTGTTGTGTTGTCTGATTGAATCTCAAATCTCTCGTAAGGATCTGAAGATACAAAGCCTACGATATCTGTTGCAGTGTTACTTGCATTCAGATGGTTCGCAAACGTTGGTTTTGATGTATCGGCTGCTGTAAAGAAAACACCATTTAGGGATCCTAGTAAAGTATCACCTGCTGCCGCTACTCCGATAGTTCCAGTAGCTAACGCTTTAACTGGATCTTGACCGTAGATAGCTGTTGCAGAAGCTGCAATACTAAATTCCGCTAAACCTTGGTTATCTCTATTTTGACCGATTTTTCCTATTGCTCTTAAGCCGAAAGGACTATCTTGGTTTGCCATAGTTTTTCTCCTTGGTTAATTTAAATGATGAACTAGAAATTGTTAAAAAACTTATTTCTTCGTACCACCAAAAGTTACACGAGTATTTCTATCAACACTGATAGGCATACTTGGATGCTCTTCCT